ATTATGAATGTAAATAGATTTAAACAATTATTAGAGTCTACCATGGGTGATGTTAGACCTTTAATCTCGGAACAAGCAACAACAGTGACAACTCAACCAGTTGCTGCAGGTGGTGGAGGTACAAAAACAGTAAAAATTAATGGTGTAGATGTGCCAACATATGATGACTCTACAGGAAAAAATGCGAATTACCTCAAAATTTTAGATTTGGCATACGATAATTTGGGAGATAGCAAAATTGGGAGGGTTAATAAGTCACAGTCTTGGAATCCAAACTCCGAAATTGCAATAGAAATAAATGGAAAATTTTATAATGTTACTTGTGAAGATTTAGAAACATTATCCGACTTACCTCTTTCAACGGGAACAGAAACAGGAAAACATTTTAAAATAAAAGACGAAAATATGAGATTGATGTTAAAAAGGTTTTGTATAACATATCACCCAACATTAGAATTAAGTTATAGGGCGACAACTCCATTATACGACAATTAAATTTTTCATTCACTTTTGTTTTTTTCTTCAAATTATTTTTTAAATAAAAACCTATGGTAATAACAAGTGAAATAATCTATTAATATTAAATAAATTTAATCCACCTTCGGGTGGATTTTTTTGTTTCGCATATTTATACCTATGGAGTCATGGAAAAAATTTGCAGAGTCTTTGGGACTAACAAAAGAGTTAGAAAAAAATTATCTCAAGATTAGAGAAATATTCCAAAGAGAAGGGTGGACACAAAAGGATATTGAAAAACCTCCGTATTATCCTGAAGAATTAATGTTTTATCACAGAAACATCCAACCATTGATTCGAGAAATAGACCAAACAATTAGAGATTATGGTTTTGATGTTGACGGAGACGAAGTTGGTTATTATATTATGGATAAACTTCGTCATATAGATGACATAACCCCATTAAGAAAACCAAATCCAAATGGCAATAACAAGTGAAATAATTAGCGGAACTACGATTTTAAATGAAGTCCAATCATCAAATATTGTAAGAACACAATACGATACATTAACAAAAAAAATGATTGCGGAGTTTAAAAACGGAGCAAGATATGAGTATAGTGAAGTACCACATCAAACATACACTCAATTTAGAATGGCAGAATCTCAAGGAAACTTCTTTAACAAAAATATTTCCAAAGCACATACATATAAGAAACTATAATTAGAAAGTATTTATCTGTATGGATACTTCAGAAATTATAAAAAGTTTTGAATCTCAAGACAATCTTAATCCTAAAATTTGGGAGAAGGAAGGTAAGTCATATATGATGAGACCTGAAGTAAGAGAGAAACTTTTAGAAACCGCAAATGTCTTTATAGATTTTTTAGGTGTTGATGTAATTGTGACTGACATAATTATGATCGGATCATTAGTTAATTACAACTGGTCAAAGTTTTCAGATATAGATTTACATATAGTTGTAAACTATAACCAATTCCCAAACAACTCACAAGAACTATACGTTGAATTTTTTGATTTGAAAAAAATAATATTTAATGATCGACACAATATAAAACTATTTGGGTACGATGTTGAATGTTTCGTTCAAAGTGAAAGTGAGACAACTTTTAGTAGTGGTATATATTCTGTTCTGTATGATATGTGGGTTAACGAACCAAAAAAATCTGAGAATAAAAGTATTGATATTGATCTTCTTAAAGAAAAAGCAAATCAATGGATGAGAATTATTGATGGTGTAATTGATAATATAAGTGATGAAGATCCAGATGAGATCAAACGTTTAGTTAAAAAGTACAAAGAAAAATTAAAGAAATTTAGAAATTGCGGACTCGAAAAAAATGGAGAGATGTCTTTAGAAAATTTAGTATTCAAATTACTAAGAAGAAATGGGTACATTGAAAAGTTATACGAATTACCAACAGATCTTATAGACAAAAAATTGTCGATGAAACAATAAAAATCGGTAATTAAAAATAATTACGTTTATCGATATATTTATTAAGAAAAAATAATTTACATTAAATAACACAAATATGGCAGGACTTAGACCTATTGGAAGTGAAAAACTTGAGGGAATGGATAAAATTAGACGAATAATGGAAATTGCTCGTTACAATGAAAATATTCCTCAATCAGTAAATGAGACAAAGTCATCCGAATATAGAATAAATTTGGCTGATGGTAACACATATGAAATCGCTAAAGAAAGACAAGGTTATATTATCAAAAAATCTATCAATGAATCTGAGTTCGACTATATTGAACCAATGAAAGGTAGAAAATATTATCCATCTTATTCTCAGGCTTTAAAACGTCTTAACTTAATAACAAAAGAAGTTAATACCCTTTTTGAAAACGAAGAAGGTACTCCCCTTATCGGAGAGCAAAAAAAAAAGTACGTACTAAAAACTAAAAAACCTAAAGCGGCGGCAGCACCTGAGGCAGGAGGAGAATTACCACCAGCACCTGATGCAGGAGCGGCTCTACCTCCGGCACCTGATGCAGGAGCAGCTTTACCACCAGCACCCGATGCGGGGGCTGAATTACCACCGGCACCTGACGCAGGAGCCGAATTACCACCAGCTCCCGATGCAGGAACAGAATTACCACCGGCACCTGAAGAAGGTGGTGGTGAATTACCTCCATCCCCTGAAGAAGGAGGAGAAATGCCACCGGCACCTGAAGGAGAAGAAGGTGAAATGCCACCGGCACCTGAAGGCGAAGAGGAACTAGAAATTGACGTTGAGAAAAAACCAAAAGAAAAGAAAGTTTCAGACCTTAAAAGAATACAAATTCTTGTTGGTAAGTTAGCACAAAAAATTAGATCTTATGAGGAAGAAAAAGAACTTTCTTCTCAAAACGTTAAATACGTAATCAATTCAATTTTATCGGCACTTGATGTTGACGTTTTAGATGAGGACGACATCGAAGAAATCATTTCAAAATTAGAAGGTGGTGATGAAGATGAAGAAGGTGGTGATGAAGAAATGGATATGGAGGCTGAAGTTGAAGGTTATGAGGAAGAACAAGAAATGGTTCCCCCTCCACCGTCACCTGAAGGTGAAGAAGAAATACCATCACCTGAAATGGCCGAAGAATATGGAAGTTATGGCGACGCCTTTAGAGATTACTTACCAGCTGCTTATGGTAATGCCGCAATGAGAGGTATGACAGGTGAACAAACAGAAGATAATGAAGAGGACTATGATGTTATTGATTTTGAAGAAATTGATGAAGAAGATTACGCATCAAAAGGTAGAAGAAAAAGACATTTCTATCCTGAAACAGACGCTTTCACACACGGAACTTTTGGTGAATCATCAGTAGATAAGGTCTTAAGTAGATATTTTACAATTTCAGAAGAAGAAGTAAAAAAACAAGATTTAAAATCTAATAAAAATTACCAATTGAATAAAAAGAATGTTATAAGACTTTCTGAAACTGTAGATCAAATGGATTCAGCTCTTGAATTTATTTCTGAAAACCCAAGAGTTAAACTTATTGGTTTATCTGAAAAGAAAAATTTGATTTTTAAACAAGGAATCAATGAAGTTAAAATAACAAGAATTGGAAACATTTTATGAATCAATTAATCTATATTAATGGTTTAGGTCCCAACTACAAAGGGGATAATATTTATGAATTTATTTTTTCTGACACTTTAGAAGTATTTGGAGAAAATTGGGAATCTAAACCTGCAAATGGATATCCTTTACCACCTGATTTAGAGTATATTAAAAAAGTTGGTACACTGATTAATGAAGAGGTAACATTCGAATTGGTTCAAGATTCTGATGTATTTTCAGTTATTGATTCTATGGACGGAGTAATTGCGTTAGGATGGGAAAAAGAAACAGATAATGTGGATTTTTCTATTGTTAAAAGATTGGTATTCCAATTTGGAGAAAACGAAGAATCTGTTAAAAACAAACTATATGAAAGAGATATAGTATTACAATTCGAAAAAGAAGTTGTATATGAAAACTAATAACAAAATAAAATTTTTAATAGAAAACGGTCTTTCATCAAAGACTGTATCAGTAATGACTGAATCTCAAATAAATCTTCTTTTTGAGAAATTTAAAAAAATGAAAAAAGAAGAAAACAACGAGCAAGTCCAACAACAACAAACAACTAAAACTATTGTAGGCCCTAAAGGTGGTAACATTCCTTTAAAACCTGGTCAAACTACCGTAAGTTTAAAACCTGTACCAAACGCACAACCAGGTACTGTTGAAGTTGTTGAAAAAGAATTATCTGAAGATGAAACTGATGATGTTACTTCATCAAATGCTCAAGGAGATGTTGAGTTACAAAAATACACAGGCCAAGAAGCTCCTCACATGGCTAATGATATGGCACCTGATGGTATGGACGATGATTCTGATAACAACAGATCCAATATGGGTATGGCAGAGTCAGAAATCACTGAAAAGTTTGAGTCTAAAGCTCAACAAGGTTTATTTTGGGCTCGTTGTAACAAATGTTCAGATAAGAAATGTAAGTGGTGTAAAATGGCAAAAGAGTTTTCTGACTCAACGTCAAAAAAACAATATAAAAATATGCCAGAAAAAAAACACCCTGAAAAAACTGTCAAAAGCAAAAAGAAGGAAACAAAAGAACAGTTTGAAAAATTTCTGGAAAAAAAAATATCTGAAATGGTAGATAATAATATCTCACCAAAAATGACTAAAAAAGATATTATTGAGACAGTAAAAAAAAAATCTAAAAAAATGAAGTCTATGATAATTCGTAGACCAAAAAAAGTTACTATGTTTTCTGCTGAGGCACCAATGGAACTACCTATAGGTAAAATGTTTTCTATTGGTAAAAAATAGACTTTACAACAAAATCCCTGAATTGATATTTATGTAATATGGGATTAACTAAAGAACAAGTCTTAATTGAATATGCTAGATGTATGAGTGATACTCCATACGCTCTAAGAACATATTTACAAACATACGATAACACAGTATCCAAATACGTTCCTTTGGAACTATTTCCTGATCAAGTATCATTGTTAGATGACTACGAAAAATTTGAAGAAAACATTGCGTTAAAGTATCGTCAGGCCGGAGTATCAACAGTAACCGCAGCTTGGATATCTAAACGATTGGTATTTGCTAAAAAAACTCAACCTGAAAAAATTCTAATTATTGCCAACAAACTTGATACGTCAATGGAAATGGCAAATAAGATTAGAGCCTTTGTTGATCAATGGCCAAATTGGGTGGGAGCTGGATTCTCAAACGATAAAAATTCACAAAGACATTATAAATTAAATAACGGATCTGAGGTTAAAGCGGTGGCAACATCAAAAGATGCCCTTCGTGGATTTACCCCAACAATTCTTGTATTTGATGAAGCGGCGTTTATCGAAGCCGATAGTGATTTCTGGGCGGCTTGTATGGCATCCTTATCCACAGGGGGTAAGGTAATTGTGGTTTCTACACCAAACGGATATGACCCAATTTATTATGAAATATATGACCAATCATTGAAAGGAATGAATAACTTCAAAATTTCTGAGATGTATTGGTATAGAGATCCAAGATATGCCAAGGATCTTTATTTGGTACCAACCGATGATATTGTTCATTATCTTTTAAATCGTGAAGATTTTGATGAATCAAAAAATATTTCTTGGGCTCATACTGATCCATTTAATAGGGATTATGATGAAA